CCACCGCCACGATCCTTGTAGATCTTGCCAGCCAACTGCATCGCCCGGGCGGAGTGTTTGCCGCCCATCTTGGCCTTTGCTTCGGCCTTGGCTTTCGCCCACAATGCTTCGTTGGTGCGGCCCATGTTAGCAGTCCCACGCCCTACGCGCCTTACGGAGGCGGCTGTTCGGATCCTTTGCAGCCTTGGGCCACATCTTCATCTGGCCAGCAGAGCGGGCGCAGAATGACTTCTTGCGTGGTCCGCCCTCTGGCTGCGGCGGTTTGAGGTTCATGCCCTGCTTCTTGGCGGAGGCACGACCTTTGGCGTTTAGGCCACCCTTGGGGTTTTTGCCTTCCGACCTTTGCCAAGCGGGAGTTTTATATGGCATTTCTTTCCTCCGCCACCACCATTCGACAGAACTTAATCACGTCGGAGTGAGAGAATTCGGCCTTGCATACATTGTACATGTAAACGACGATTTGAACGTTATCCTTGGAGTAAGGCTTCGAGCTATCGATTCGATCTATGGATGGAACCCAAGGATTGCAAGCATGAGCGCCACCCCTTCTCTCGACCAGATCAAACGGTATCCCGGTTACTTCGCACCTTCCAGAGAGTATCTTTTCCTCGATCCAAGGAGCGCTAAAATCAAGTTCTGGCCATCCATTGGCCTTCGCCCTTTTCTGGGCATTTCCATACAGTCTTTGCGCCCTCACTTTAACAGGATTTTTTGCGGCCCACTCAGCTTTTGAGCATGAATTGCAAACACCAGACTTACCCTTACCAAATGAGACAACGGACTCATCGCCACCGCACCTTGTGCAGATCAATTCAACCACGCCACAGAATGCCGGGGTTTTGGCCATAAATCACCCGTAGAAAATAGTTGCGGTGACGTTAGCGCCAAGTCCAACGAAAATCCCATTCTCGCACAGGATACCTTCTCCGGGCACCTTGATCGGCAGGCCAATCGTGTTGTACGTATCAAGCTCCAGATAGATGCTTGTGTACATATCAACTGTTCCGTTGGCTGTGCCGGATGTCGCTGATGTGACCGTAAAGGTGTTCTGTGTTGCGTTCGATACCGCGTAAACACCATCGCGCATGGTTGTACCGGCTGCAACATCGAGAAAAACGCGGTCACCATCGGAGACCCCGTTATTTGCAATTGTGACAGTCACGAGGGTTCCAGACCGGCTCCATGTACCAGACTTCACAACTGTCGGGTCGGCAATAGCTATATTTCTCGCAGAAACAGTTGCCGAAGAAACGGTTACGCCCTTCAGCCTAGTCCGGTAGTTAACAGCAACACCCGAATCCTTGGCCAAGAGAGACTTGACATCATACTGCATCATGGCGTCACCCGTAGAAGATCGTTGTTGTCACGGATGTGCTTGGGATTCCGGCGTAGATCCCGTTGTTCGCCAAGATCCCCTCGCCGGGGATCAGTGTGTAAAAAGCTGTGCCGCTGGAACAATCGAACTCCGTGAGGATGTTCGGGTACATATTCACGTTCCCGCTCGTCGTCGCAGAGGCAACCGTCACGGTGAATGTGTTCTGGGTCACGTTCGATACGTCGTAGGACTCATCCAGAGATGTTCCGGACGTGAAGTCCAAGTAAACCCGGTCCCCATTCGCAAGCCCGTGGCCCGCGATGGTTACGGTGCAAACAGTCGAACCCGGCACATCGTATGTACCGGACACAAAGATGTTGTCGCAGAAAGAAATGTTGAACGTGTTCGATGTCGAGGGAGAAATCACAACACCCTTGAGGCGGGTCTTGTAACCGACCGACACGCCAGATACGGTGTTGTGGACCGACTTAACGTCGTATTGTATAGCCATGTCTGCCTCCTATAGAAAAGGCGGGGCCGAAGCCCCACCGATTACGTGGCAGAAATGGCACCAGCGGTATCGACGCGCAGCCAAGCCGTGCCGTTCGAGAACGCAATGATCGGCGAGCCGTTTGCACCGTTGCTCACATAGATCATGCCGCCTGTGCTAAGCGAAGCGCCCGGAACAGTTGCGACGGTGAATGTGTCGGACACCTTGACGGGGCCGGAGAAGCTTGTGTTAGCCATTGGATTATCCTCGCAGGATGTAGCCTTGGAGTCTCTGCGAGCGTCAGCCGGGACTGTCTCTCAAGGCCGGGGAACCCGGTCCACCATTCGGGGGATAGCTAAATTGTACCACAAATGAAAAGGCCCCCAAAGCGGGGGCCTTTCCTAGTGTATCGTAGCGCTATCAAGCGCCCGGGCTGCCCCAGATGCCAAGCGGATCCGACACGCCGAAGCTGTAACGCTCACGGCTCTTGTAGCGGACGTTGCCTGTATCGAAGTCGCCATCCATCGAGGTGGCGAGCGGGGTACGAACGAAGTGCTTCATGCCGTTCGGAACATCCGTGATCAGGTAGTACGAATCGGTGTCGGTCAGGTAGTGGTTGACCGAGTAGCCTTCCGGAATCGTACCGTTGTTCTTGATCGCGTTGATGTCGTTGTCAGCGGTCGCTGTGCGGAGTTCTGTCTCCAGCAGGCGGGTCGCAACGAACATCAGGTTCGGCGGAACAATCAGCTTGCGCGGGCGGGCCGCAATAAGCAGACCACGTTCGTCACGCCAGCCAGCGATCTGGATAACGGCGGCCTCAAGCGAGGTCTCGTTCAGATCAGCCGGTGTGGACTGAGTGTTGCTGTTCGTGCCACCAGACACGAGCGGGTGGGCTGTGTTAAACAGCGTCACGCCGTCGCCCGACACAAACGCGCCACCAGAGAAGCCGTTGTTCAGCGGATAAGCCGACTTAACCTGCTTCGTGTAGGCCATCGAACGAGCGAGGGCCTTGGTGTAGCGCGAGGACAGCGAGTCGTACAGGTTGTCTTCCATCGCCTCTTCGGTGATGGAGAAGCCCATAGCGATGGTCTCGTGGTTGTAACGAGCCGTCCAGACTTCCTGAGCGTTGTCGTAGGCGATGGCAGAGCCTTCGGCCTTGACCGGGGCTGTGCCGAAGCCAGACAGCTTCAGCTCTTCTTCGAACGAGCGCTCCGAGGTTTCGGTCTCGTAGATCGCTTCGTGCTCGTTTTCGTACTTCTTGTACTCAAGGCCGAACAGGGCGTTTAGACCCGGCAGCAGTTCCTTGAGGAGTTGTGCGCGTGAAATAGCCATTTTCTATATTCTCCTATTACACGCCAGTCGGGTTCATGTACGCATGACCGTAGGTCATGGTAACCGCAGCGTTCGAAGAATTGCTCGAAACGGCGGCGGGCATGTTCCACTTAACAAGAAGGTCCGTGTAAGCGTCGCCGACCTGAGATTCGGGACCGTCCACGAAGCCAACAATGCGCAGCGGCAGAGTGGCGGTTGTGTTGATCGAAGCAGCGTCAGCAGATGTTTCCGAGTTGCCAGTGGCTGTGTCACCAGAGAAGGTGCTGAAGCCAATGTTGGCACCGAGAGCCGCCTGTGTGACAGCGTCGTCAGCCTGAACCTGCATCACCACATCCGGATCATCCACCACATAGGCGAAAGCATCCGTAGCAACTGTGCCCGAGGGCCAGTACTGCTGGAAGAGCTTGTACTTCAGGTTCGGATCCGTGTACGTGCAACCGACGAAAACGCCGACAACGCCTGTAGCGGCCACATTCGATGTGCCGGTTTCAGCGATGACAACGCCCGAAGAGTTGATGGACACGGGCTGACCGTAGAAGATGTTCGAGCCATACGCATTGTTGATCTTGACCAGACGGGTCGAGCCAGCATAGGGCTGACCGCCGATCAGATTAACAGGGCGCAGACCATACGGGGAAGCCGTAGAAGCCATGTTATCTTACCTCATTGTGAGGCGGATTATTTCCGCCCCTTGCCAAAAGTTACCCGCGTAGAGATCTCTGGCTTGACCAGAGGCATTCGCGGATCGTTTTCACGCATGAAGTTGTTTTCCACGGAAGTCATCTGATTGATCGCATGCTGACGATAGTAATCGTCGCGCTCAGCCATTGTCTCTTCCGGTGCTTTGCAGAGCAGGAGCCCGCCAACCTCAATGTTATCCTTGAAATCCGACTTGCGGTCACGAAGGACGGTGATCTCGGGATGTTCCTCGGCCTTCACAGGCTCCCAGCCCTGACGAAACTTCGACGAGACATTCGTGTTGTCCGAATTATTCAGCGTCGATGTCCGGATCCAGCGATAACGCCAGCCATCCGTCTTGTTCGGTTCTGGAAGCACGGTGGGCGGAGCCCAAGACTTCTTGCGCGAAGTTGCTTCGCGGGATTCGCTTTCGCGGGGTGTGCGCTTATCCATTCATGGACCTCAATTTTTCGGCAGCGTACTGCTCGATTGACAATCCAAGGCGCTTAGCGATGGCGACCTCGGATGCGGACAGTTGAACCTTGCGTGGCGGAGTCGTATTTCTTTTCACTGGAGCGACCACGACGCTCTGCTTCTGCTGAGGGGCTCTGTTGTCCTCGAAGTCCTCTTCAGATGCTACATGCGGATACCGTTTCCGGATCTCGCTATCGAGCTTCTCCCAATACTCGTCGGTCTTGGGATCCACACGATCAAAAACAACTAACCTGTCGTGGACGTGCCGGGCGAAATCAGTCATCTCCCGATCACGGCCAAACCAAGTATTCTTCCGAGCCCACGAAACAGTCTTCGCGTCGGGCTTCGGAGGAGGCGTCTGAGGCACGTACTGCGGGGGCTCCGGCTCCGGAGGCTCCTCCATCTGTACAGGGCGGAAGCCCTTTACCTTGTCTGCCTCAAGGGTGAGACGCGCGATAGACTTGTGCGCCTCAACCTGCTTGTCTACATCGCCCATTTCGACAGCTTCCTTGAGAAGCCGCTGGGCGATCTGGAGTTCGCTCTGGACCCGGGTCTCCATCTGGTCGGCGATAAGCACCTGACCCGACTGAAGCGCCCGCCTAAGCTGGTTGTTCTCCTGCTCCCTACGCTTCACGTAGTCAACAAGAGCCTGCTGCTGGCGTTCAAGCTCTTCTTTCGCACGGCGTTCCTCATGGAACTCGTACTTGAGCTTGCTGATGCGCTTCTTGACCTTGTCGCTGTACTGAGCAACCTCGTCATCCGCAGGGATGTCCGGGTCGCCACTACGGCGGGGCCTATTCTTGTCTTCAGGCGGGGTGTCGTCGATCACCTCCACCTGAAGATCACTCTCCTGACCGGCACTCTTGTCCGGCTCAGGAGAACCAACAGCTTCGACCGCGCTGTCGATCTCAAAATCGTTTTCGTCGCTCATACCCGTTCAATCCCATCAGGGTTAGCCAATGTCGCCTCAACAACGTCATCGTTGATAAGACGAAACTCCTTGCCGCCGATCTTGAATCGGGTGCCGGAATAAGCCCGGAACATCACCCAATCCCCTTCTCGGCAATAAGGCCCCGCTGGGAAGCGGTCGGGGTCCATGTAACAATCGGAACCCATCACGAGGACTTGGCCAATGATGCTGGCCGTCTCCTCCTTGGACTTGATAACATCCGGTCGAATGATACCGCCCTTGGTCTTCTCTTCCACCTCTGGGACCGCGATTAGAATCCGGTAACCCTTCGGCGCAGGCAACTTCTCAAGAATGTCTTTCGACAACTTGCTCTCAGTGTACATGCGTATTCCTACGTGGTTGCGCCTCTCGGCGAGTTGCGTTCTCCTGAACGTAACTCAATGATACAGCACCACAATCGGATACCCGAAATCAGTCGGCCTCGCGCTGCACTCGCTCAAGGTCAACGATGTCGCGCTCTACCATGGCAAGACCCGCAATGATGCCGGTCAGGTACTTGTACTCGGAGAAATCCTTCGCCGAGCCAAGAGCGATGTCGTCAGCCAACTCATTCATCTTGCTGCGGATTTTCTTGCGAATGACCTCAAGCTCGGTCATCAGAAGCCTCTCCCAACAGACGAGATACTCTGATTGACCACTTTAGCCGCTTCAAGCGCGATTTTGTCCTGCTTGTATTGGGCGTCTGCTTGCGCTTCAGCGGCCTTGACCTTGACGGCCTCTTCCTTGATGCGAAGTTCTTCGCGCTGAATGATGGTAAGCGGATCGTTGGCCTCCTGCTGCTGCTTGGCCATTGCCTGCTCCTGATTGTGCTGCTGAAGAAGACGATCAGCGGCGACCGAGGCAAGCTTGGCCACATCGTTCTGAACGTCAGGCGGAAGCTGTTCGCCGACCTGCGGAAGGCTGACGCCAAGCTTCAACTCAAGCTGACGACGATACGAATACGCGAAATGCTCCGCGAGATGCTGCTGCATCGCGCCAGAGAAAACCTGCGCATTCGGGTTCTGGGACATGAACTGCTGGTAAATCGGATCCTGCATGAATGCAGTGTGGACCTTGATGTGGGCATCGTGGTCCTGATCTGGGAACACCGTAATCGGCTTGCCAGTAAGAACAGTCATGTTCTCAGTGACCGGGTCCATCGCTACAGGCGGCTGCTGCGACTGGATGATCAGATCGACGTTCTGCACATTCAGTGCGTGGAGCATCTGTCTGTGTAGTACCTCCATGTTATACATATTCGGAGGCGCAGTCTGCGCAAGCTGCATAGCCGCCTGATACTGCATGACCTTCTGGGCCATCGTGGCGGCGTTGGGGTCGGATACAGGGATAATGTCAACCCGATCATCGAAGTCCACCTGCCTGCTGTGCTGTTCCTGCTCGTTCTCGGACGTGACGTACTCATACTCAGGCCCCATGTATTCCTTGATCACATCGGCG